ATCTGCCAACGCAAACACACGAGCTATCTGACCACGTAACACCTCATCAGTAGGACCACCAGAATCCATAAATTCTTTCAACGCTACCATCATCGGAGTCTCGAAGAATGATGGACCTCTAACGCTGGAGTTAGGCATAATCTCATTGACCGCCTCTGACACTTCCTCTCGCCTTTTGCGTGACGCATTACTCAAGTGTTGTCTTAGAGCACCTACACGAGCCAAAGCTAATTCGCCCATAGTGAAAGGGTGTAACACTTTAAGAGCTTTGCGTATGATTATGTCTAAACGATAACTCTTAAACGTGTTGTTACCTTCTTTGTTGTTGAGGGCCAAACGCGAAGACACATAGTAGTTACCTTGGTCCCAGTGTATGTACCCCATCGGGACAGGTTCATCTTCATCGTATACCCACCACTCAGACTCCGCTCCGTTTGGGTCCAAGCCAAACTTTACATCTCGTGTGCCTAACCTACCGTCGAGGGCAGCTTTGAGTGCTAGTGGATATTCTGTATCAGCGAACTTGAACCTAGCCTTATCTTTGGTTAAAGGCTCCAGACTAGATACCGCTGGAAGCCATATATCCTTTTGAGCACCGCCCATTTCTACCCAAGGTGTTGCATAACCACCCATTACTTTTTCTCCTGTTCTGTTCGTAAACCACACGCTGTATTGATCCAGCTATTGTACTTAGCACGTAACTTCTTTAGGTCTTCACCACTAGAAACGTCTCGCATACCTGACCTTGCAGCAAACAAAGACAGCAGAGGTAAGCGCATCTCATGGCCGTCATCCATGATGACCATAGTCACTTTGTCGTGCTCATACTTTATCCTATTATGCCACGGTTGGGTATGTATTATACCGTTATTTGTGAGTTCTTTACGTACTCGCTCGTTGTACTCTGGATTATCTACTGGTAACACATTACCCAGTGAACAGCCCCACTGGTAAAACTTCTCCATGTGCTCACGGAGATATTCTTTACGCCACTTGTCCACGCCATAGTGCGGAGCTTGTTGATCGCCACCACTCACTAACTCGAATGTCTTGCAAGCCCATCTGTGACCCATGTTCATGGTGTCGAGATCATCTAGCTCTCTTACCACTCTGTAAGTCAAAGCCCCATCTGCTCCAGTGCGAGGTAGGTATCTGTAGTCCCAATCGAGTAACTTGTTCTTACCAGTTGGATAGGTACGCACATGACCTATAAAGTCATACTTACCCTTGGTGCGAACAAGTAAACCCCACGGTAGCACATGGTGTAACACGTTTAGATACACTTGGCTTTGATCACGAGAATCCGTATCCCTGTTGTACACCGTGATATATTCTTCATGGTGTTTTCGGTCTAGATACCTTCTCTCCCACTTGATAAGTGTGCTGATACCATAACCATCACCCCCATTTATCACATACTCGTGGTCATGCACCTTAGCTACATTGATGTGTGTATGCCTACGTTTAAGCCAGCGGTTGTGTGTAGACCCCACTGGACGGATATCATCTTCTAACGTGTATCCCCCTGTCCTACTCACATACGGCTTTGTGTTTGCATAGTGCTGTTCAACATCTCTAAACCTGTTAAACCCATACTGCCAGTGCTTCGAGATAAACGGCTTGCTTAACACTATGTGAGTTAGTGCCACTGCCTTGCCGATATAGTCTTCGTTCTCAATCGCTTTCATAAAACCCCCTTACAAGTTTTGTTCTTTTATGTGGACTGTCTTACCGACAGTTGGTCTGGCATTCTTGTTATCGATGATGCACCAGAGCGTTGGACAATCCCACGTACCCCAATCACCGAACACATAGCCATCGGTCAGTATCACCGCAGCTTGTGGTTTGATATCGTGTTCTTTCATGTGTTGTGGTACACACGCAGCATCAGTACCCCCACCATGCAGTGGCTTGGTAGATTTAATGAGTGAGTCTATGTTGGTCTGATCGTATGACTCCTCACGCTCTACCCTCGTACCCCAGTATAGTAAGCGTACCTTTTCTGGTTTGACCGTATCGCAGATACCCTTAACTTCTGATAGGAACGCTGTCAGTGTGCTTTGGCCGATAGATCCTGACGTATCGACAGCAATCACTAGCTCGTCAACACGTTCTGATATGGATGTCGGCATGTACACCCCAGCAGCCAGATGTCTACGGCTAGGACGCTTCCATGTTGAGAAGTCTCTGCCTTTGCACGTTGATTGAATGAACTCCTGTAGCACCTCGCGCCAGTTGATTTGGGGAGTTAGTAGCTCCTCGAACAGCCGGTTGCCACCACCAAACGCCTTACCAGCAACAAGCGCACCCTGACGTATCGCCTCGTCTACCTGACGTGATAGCTCTTCTTGCTCGTCTTTGGTTAGCTCTTCGGCCCCATCCCAATCGTGCTCGTCCAGTGGTTGCAGTTGATCACCGCCAGTGGTGCTACCGTAGGGACTACCGTAGGCATTGCCACTACCATTACCGTCACCATCGCCGTCATCACCATCACCGCCGTCACCACCTTCTAGCTCCTGTTCTAAGATGCTGAAGATCTTACCGCTGTTCATCCAATCGTCACCCTCACGGAACCGCTCGTCATAGAGACAGCCCTTGGGCATCGTCGCGAATATCTGACCAGTACGCTTGAGTATGGCTTTGCATATGTCTGATATCACGCCGTTGATATTGAAGTCACACGCAATGTTGGCAAGTACTGGATTCTTCTTGTTGAGATGCGCCCAGATGATCAGATGTCTGAACATCTTGTGGAACGCCTCGTGCAATATCACAAAGCGTACCTCAGCATCAGTCAGACTATCGATAAAGCCTCTGCCATATTTGATATCGAGTCCGTTGGTGCAAGCTGTTGATACGTCATCACATACTTCCCACTCGCCGATCATCAATATCCCACACAGTGCCAGAAACTCTTCTGTCGCCATGATCCGCGCATACTGTTTAGTGATGCGCTGTTCTGTCGTTAGTTCTTGTCCTAGTGCTAACACATTACCTCCTATTTGGTATCTGAACCGAACATGTAGTTGTTTTGAGCAGCCCAAGCAGAGAACTTAGCGTTGGTCATCACTTGGGTGCGTTTCTCTTCTGAGTATCGCGGAGCACGTACACCATTGACGAATAGTGCCTGTGCCTCTGGACTGAGTCGGGCCATGTAGTCCATCCAACTATCTACCCAGCTTCGGTCTATCTGAGCCAGTGTCCGATACACAACCATACATACTGCTGACGCATTAGAGGGTACAATCGCTTGCGCTGGATTGGCTTTGATATCTTCGAGCGTTGGTAGCTGGTCGGATATCTTGAGGAACGCCATGAAGTCCAGTGCAGCCCTTGGCCCAATCGTACCAATGAGAGAAGCTGTTAGAGTGTGGTCATCCACGTTGGTCCGGTTATCCACAATGAAAGCAGCTTTAGCCACAGCTCGTGGTGTCGTACCCTTGCGTCTACCCACGGCTTGCGGATGATCAATGTACTGATTGTCTTCGGGGTCTTTGACTGATCGCCAATCCTCGAACACTTGCCCATTGTCTTTGACCCATGCCATGACCTGATAGTTGAGGTTGTTGGGTATGGCATAGTTCTCCAGCCACTCGATGTTGGTAGGATTGCGTAACTCCATCAGACAGAACCGATCAAGTTGGTGAGGCTGGAACTCGTCACCCAGTGCCTCGACCATCAAGTTACCGTTGGATATCACGATGGAGTCGGGGTGCAGCCGGTAGCCGAACATCTCACGTTCAAGCCCCAGCCGTAGCAATGGCAACATCACACCTCTAGCAGCTTTGGATAGCTCGTCTAGCTGAATGATCAGTGGCTTGTTGTCGTGTAGTCCTAACACCTCATTAGCTACAAAGCGAACAAAGTCTTGCTCGTCGGCTTCTTTGAACTTGGGTATACCCAAGTCACCAGCTTCTAGTGCGGTACAGTCTACATACTTGAACGTGTGATCCGGCAATGACTCGGACAACATCTTGCCCAGTGTAGTCTTGCCGATACCCTTCGGTCCTTCGATGTGAGTCCAGATATGCTCTGGCTTACCATCGTTGTTGGCTTTTTCCATACCTGTAGCAAGTATGAAGTTGACCACTTGATCGTGGCTTACTGCGTACATGTTGTGCGCTTGGCTCATAATATTCTCCTGTTTTGTTATGAGTTGGTTAGAAGTCCAAGGTAGGCAAGCTGTTAAGAACTTGCTGCACTTGGTTTTTAGTTTCGGTACGTGCAGACATGTGGTGTCGCAAGCCCTCAACATTCTTACCGCTTAGAGCGGATTCGAGTTGCTGACGAACTGACTCCATCTGAGTGTCATTGGTCAGATTAAAGTCGCGCATCATGTGGACAAGATCAATAGCAGTATCGAAAACACTGTCATATAACTTGTTAGGTTTACCGTTGTCTTTGGTGTCTAGCTGACGCACCAGAGTCTCTAGGTTTTTCTTGAGTCGTAACCAGATGTCGTTGGCTGCCCCACGTATGGCATCACCATAGAACTCGTCATACTCTGCTTTGAGTACACGAGCTTGCTCGTCGTTGATACTGATACGGAAGTCATCGGCATCGGCTAGTGGCTGGATGGTCAGTCTCCAGCGGAACTTACTTTCTACCTCGTACAGTGGAGGGTAGTCATCGTTAGAGAACATGTTGCCGAGCGTAGCCATCGCGTTGGACACCTCGAAGGAATAGACATCGAGGAACGATTTGGTCAGTCGATCAAACTCCATCTTCATGTCATCCATGTGAGCGCGATAGTCGAATAGCTTGGCGGTAGGGATAAGACGCAAGCCCATGTCCGACCACGGAAGCGTCATAGCATAGTGCTCGTTGCGAGCATTACCCACGAACTTCTTTAGAGCATCTAGCTCTTGGCAATCGGCGAGCAGGTTCTTGTTGTAGTTGCCAGCCTTGGTCTTGGCTGCGTTGGCTTGTGCTACCTGCGCGGTAGCTTTCTTGTCTAGTCGCTTGGCAGTCCAAACACTGACATTGAGTTGAGCCAGACTAGCTGACGAACTGAGTGTAGGTGCGTTGCTGTTGGGCAAGCCCTGAGTTGTGTCTGAAAGCTTATAGGATCCTATAAGATTCTGACTGTTAGTAGGTTCTAACATTTAGTATCTCCTAAGTTGTTACACATAAGTCGGGACATCCGACCCATATATTATCTCAAATATAACGTATAAGATCAACACACTGTATTTCGTGTTATATGGCTATATGTACTGATATGTACTGTAATGTTCCGCTATGTGGGTAGCCAAGTGCCTGATATCAAAGCAATGTTCCAATGTTCCGTTTTTTGGAAAGTAGTAAGCTCTTACACGCTAGAGTGGGGAAAAGGAACATTAGAGCGGACGATCAAAATAATCGCTTAGTAATTTCTTAAAAAAGGAACATTATAAAAACTTATATATATATAGATACCAAACATATATCAGATACCACTGGATACCACGTATGCGCATTGCTACAATGTTCTTTTTGGAGGGAACATTTAGGGAACATTAGGAACATTAAAAGGAACATTACAAAACTTATAGGATCCTATAAGATTTTATAGCTGCGTCACGACACGCAACGCTACTCAGGGAACTGTTATCAGAGCGTTTCGCAATCCATGCAACGCTAATGATGTGGGGGCGCGGCGCAACGCTACTCAGGGAACTGTTATCAAAGGGATGCACACGGCATCCCCTGATAAGTCACTAGCTGTATCTACGAGCGATTAGAGCGCGATTGGTTTCGAGTAAGGACTCTGAAGTTTTTTGTGCTCTGTCGAAGAGTGTTTTCCAGAATTCCGCATCTTCTTTTGCTTGAGCAAGCTCAAGATGTAGTCGGTTGTTTTCCTTAGATTGTTCACTTAGTGAATCGGAAAGGTGCTTAATTTTTTTCCTTTGTTCCTCTGTCATAAGAAGTAATAGGGGCCGTTGCCGGCCCCATCCTCAGTTGATTACTTTTTTAGTTCAGTTTCGATCTGGGCTAGAAGCTTTTCGATCTTCTTCATGTCCCAGTTGTGTTGGTCGGTTGGCGTTTCGATTATCCGTTTTTGTAGATTGTCTCGCGCCTCGATAACCAACTGAACCTTGGATTTCTTGGCCTTCTTACCTTTGCCGTCCCCCGTGCTGGGATCTTGCAATTTCTTAAGGCCTCTATGAAGATCGCCCAATCGAGAGCCGATCTTTTGTTGCACTTGTTCGCGGTGCTTCTTTTTATGTGCCGGCCAGCTCTTCATCTCTGCAGTTGACGGGGTTAGCAAGGCCAACTCCTTTGCAGTAAACGTCGAGATAACCGCCTCGCGTACTGACTTGTACATCTCCGGCGATTCAGCCGAACCCGCTTGGCAGTTGTAATATTTAACACCGGCCTCGCTGATCTTTTTTACAAGGGATCCTTCCTTGTCCTTGATTCCGCCCCATTCCGCAATCGCATCGCGCTGCAGCTTGGTCAGAGTAGGAACGTCCTCTTGGGACTGTACTATTATGGTATCCATAATATTTCCTTCTAGTTATGTTGCCCGGCCCATCCGGTCAACTGAGAACTATCCTATAACGTGTTACCAGTAAATACTAGTAGATCCTCTCAAATGCATTTTCTTATAGGATCCTATAAGATTTTACCATAAGACAACACCACCCACCCCCTATAGGCCCGCAACGCTGCGCAGTTACATACACATCTATGTATTACTAATTTTCTCAAATAAATCGCTATTTTTTGAGTTCGGCACCCCCACCCCCCTCATATATGGAAACACCCCCCTTTGGAGTCCCAGAGTCGTTTGTAAAAAATTATTTTTTATGTATATTTCGCAAAACGACCACCAAAGGTCAGCGAATACATGACGATGCTTTTAAAACCGGAGATCGGTGTCCCGTTGGAAGACGGCATAACGAACATGGATTTGAAAGAACGAGCCGAAGCAGCTTGCAATACCGCACTCGAATTGGCAGAACACGGTTTGGATATAGAACCTAGCGCAGAAGATGAAGATGTGGCTGCTAAATTAGCCGTGTCCTATGCGGATAATCCAGAGAAGACATCAAGGAAGGTAACTACAAAGCGAGCCGCCGCCCTCACTCCTGCATCTTTGGTCATGACAAACAATATATTGAAAGAGTTTGGGCAGTCTGTAGTCGAGAGCGCAGTGCAGATACGTCATCTGGTAACAAACAAACTGCTACTAGAGACTGAAAACCCAGATCCCCGTGTTCGCATTAGAGCTTTAGAGCTTCTAGGTAAGATCTCAGACGTGGGATTGTTTGCTGAGAAGTCAGAAGTCACCGTGACGCATCAGTCTACCGAGGATATACGTAACAAGTTACGTGGCAAACTTGAGAAGATAATCGCCGCAGCAGACGTTGAAGATGCCGAATACGATGAGAAAGTAGTTTTTGACGGGGAAGTTATCGATTTGGACGAAGAATTAGGGGCAGAAGAGTACGATGACTGAGCCTGCCATTGATTTTACCGAGTATGAGCTTCAACAAATGCTCGATAATCTCGATCACTACACGGCAGATGAGATTGTAGAGATAAATTCGTTGGTAGAAGAGTTGGAAGCCCGCCAACGTAATAGACTTGCGTATGACGACTTAATAGAATTCTGTAAAAGAATGCAGCCTGACTTCATTGTGGGTAAACACCACCGCCTGTTAGCCGATATGTTGATGTCGATAGAGCAGGGGCAGAAGGATAGGATATGTGTAAACATACCACCACGTCACGGCAAGTCGAATCTTGTGTCTATTATGTACCCTGCGTGGTTTTTGGGGCGAAATCCTAATAAAAAAGTGATGATGGTGTCCCATACTACCGATTTGGCGGTAGATTTTGGTAGAAAAGTACGAAATCTCATCGCAACAGACGAATATAAGACGATATTTCCCACAGTTAGCCTCGCAATCGACTCAAAATCAGCAGGAAGATGGAATACCAACGTAGGTGGCGAGTATTATGCCTGTGGTATTGGCTCATCTATAGCTGGTAGGGGCGCAGATTTACTATTAGTAGACGATCCGCACTCAGAACAGGACGTAATCAACGGTAATTTCGAGGTTTTTGAGAAAGCTTACGATTGGTTTACCTTTGGTGCTCGAACTCGTCTCATGCCGGGGGGTAGTGTCGCTATTATACAGACAAGATGGCATATGGATGACCTGACAGGGCGTGTGACTAAAGATATGGTTCAGAATGAGAAGGCTGACCAGTATGAAGTGGTAGAGTTTCCAGCGATTCTGGATATCGATGACGAAGAAACAGGCGAACCTATACAAAAACCGTTATGGCCTGAGTTTTTTGACCTCGAAGCACTACTCAGAACCAAAGCATCTATGCCAGCGTTTCAATGGAACGCACAGTATCAGCAGGAACCTACAGCAGAAGAAGCCTCTCTGGTAAAACGTGAGTGGTGGCAGATGTGGGAACAGGATAATCCACCATCCTGTGAATACATTATCATGTCGTTGGACGCAGCAGCAGAAACTCACAACAGGGCTGACTACACAGCACTGACTACGTGGGGTGTGTTTATGTACGATGAAACGGGTACGTATAACATCATACTACTAAACAGTATTAAGAAGCGGATGGAGTTCCCAGAGTTGAAAGACTTGGCGATGGACGAGTACGCCGAGTGGGAACCGGACGCATTTATAGTAGAGAAGAAGAGTTCGGGTACAGCCTTGTATCAGGAGATGAGGCGTATGGGATTACCTGTATCTGAGTATACCCCTCACAGGGGATCAGGTGATAAACTTGCGCGATTAAATTCAGTATCTGATATTGTAGCGAGCGGATTAGTATGGGTTCCTCCTACACGGTGGGCAGAAGAGGTAATTGAAGAAATTGCAGGTTTTCCATTTATGAGCCATGATGACCTAGTTGACTCAACAGTGATGGCACTTATGCGTTTTCGACAAGGTGGATTTATACGATTGCCCACTGATGAGCCGGAGGAGATACGGTACTTCAAACAACGCAGGGGTGGGTATTACTAATGGCAGTAGAAAAAGGATTATATTCAGCCCCGGTGGGGATAGAAGAAGAGGCTGTTGACGAGGCAGAGCTTGAGATAGAGATCGTAGACCCTGAGATGGTCACGATGAGTGATGGTAGTGTAGAAGTTACTATTATCCCTAATGCGGATGTTGGCGACACAGTTCCTTTTGACGCGAACCTTGCCGAAGTATTAGAGGAAAGCACTCTTAACAAATTAGCAGATGAACTGGTGGGTTCTGTCGATGGTGACATATCCAGCAGAAAAGATTGGGCCGACACGTTTGTGAAAGGTCTTGATGTCTTGGGGTTCAAACACGAAGAACGTGGTGAACCTTGGGAAGGAGCCTGCGGTGTGTATTCAACTGTTTTAGCAGAAGCGGCTATACGTTTTCAAGCTGAGACAATGAGTGAGACCTTCCCCGCCGCTGGCCCCGTCAAAGTCAAAGTGCTTGGCGAAGAAACTAAAGAGAAAGAAGACGCAGCGCAGCGTGTCAAAGCTGACATGAACTACGAGCTTACAGAGCGTATGGTCGAGTACAGACCAGAGCATGAGCGTCTACTCTATAGTCTTGGTCTAGCTGGTTCCGCGTTTAAGAAAGTTTACTACGATCCTAATATTGGTCGGCAGGTAGCGATGTACATACCAGCCGAGGATGTCATCGTTCCATATGGCGCATCTAATGTAGAAAGCGCAGAACGTGTTACGCATATTATGCGTAAGACAAAAAACGATCTTAAAAAATTACAGGCATCAGGATTCTATAAAGATATAGATCTTGGTGAGCCGCAGCCATACCACACAGATATAGAAGAGCGTAAGGCTGAAGAGGGTGGCTACTCTATAACTGATGACTATCGATATGCGGTGTATGAGATACATGCTGATGTGGTTATTGAGGGTATAGATGATTCTGAGGATGAGATAGCTAAACCTTATGTGGTAACTATAGAGCGCGGCTCAAATGAAGTTTTAGCTGTAAGACGTAACTGGAACCCTGATGATCCGCTGATGTTGAAGCGTCAGCATTTCGTGCATTACGTATATGTGCCGGGATTTGGATTCTACGGTCTAGGATTGATACATATAATAGGGGGGTACGCTAAAGCAGGTACATCGCTCATACGGCAGTTGGTGGACGCTGGTACGCTTGCTAACTTACCGGGGGGTCTAAAATCTCGTGGGCTTCGCATCAAAGGAGATGACACGCCCATAGAACCGGGTGAGTTTAAGGATGTGGATGTACCGTCCGGTAGTATTCGTGACAATATCATGCCCCTACCATACAAAGAGCCAAGCCAAACTCTGCTTGCTTTACTTAACCAGATTACTACGGAAGGCCGTAGGCTGGGCGCAATCAGCGATATGAACATATCGGACATGTCAGCCAACGCTCCTGTAGGTACGACACTTGCGTTATTAGAGAGAACACTGAAGCCAATGGCGGCGGTACAGGCTCGTGTCCATTACGCCATGAAGCAAGAGTTTAAGATGCTCAAGACAATCATGGCTGAGTACGCACCAATGGAGTATGCGTATGAACCCATGAGAGGTTCTGTGTCTGCCAAGCAGATGGATTACATGATGGTGGATGTTATACCCGTCAGTGATCCAAACAGTTCTACGATGGCACAAAGGGTGGTTCAGTATCAGGCTGTGTTACAAATGTCACAGTCAGCACCGCAGATATATGATTTGCCACAGTTGCACAGGCAGATGATAGAAGTGTTGGGTGTTAAGAACGCCGATAAACTTGTACCTACGGAGGATGATGCTACGCCTGTAGATCCTGTAAGCGAGAATATGAATGCGCTCATGGGTAAACCGCTGAAAGCGTTTATTTATCAAGATCACGAAGCGCATATCGCTGCTCATACTGCGTTCATGCAAGATCCTATGGTCATGCAGTTAATAGGTCAGAATCCACAAGCAAAACCTATTATGGCTGCTTTACAGGCACACATAGCAGAGCACACAGCGTTCTTGTACCGCAAGCAGATAGAAGAGAAGATGGGTGTACCACTGCCGCCGCCTAACCAACCACTACCAGAAAACATAGAGGTACAGCTATCAGCGTTGATGGGTGAAGCTGGTAGGCAGTTAACACAAACTCATCAGCAGCAAGCAGCGCAACAGCAAGCGCAGCAAAAAGCACAAGATCCTGTGGTTCAAATGCAGCAAGCAGAACTACAAGTTAAACAGCAGGAAGTGCAGCGTAAGGCACAGAAAGATCAGACAGATGCTCAGATAAAACAAGCAGAACTGCAGCTAAAGGCCCAGAAGACGCAAGCAGACGCTACAATAGACGCTGAAAGATTAAAGTTGGAGCAGCAAGAGCTACAGTTAGATGCTGAGAAGCAGGGAGCTAAACTTGCAGCAGATAGAAGGAAGGACAAAACAAGACTAAATCTTGATGTCTTAAAAACAATAAAGGACGAATCAGAAAAAGGTAATTAGTATTGAAAACCGTCTTAGACGTGCTTAAAGAACAAATCGAAGCCGACAAGGTTTCTGCAACAAATTTCTTAACCGGGGGAGCTGTAAAAGATTTCGCTCAGTATAAGGAAACGGCAGGGTTATTACGAGGTCTGGACACCTGCTTGAGATATATAGAAGACCTTTCGCGCAAGGAGTACGAAGATGACTGAGATAGCAGTGGATCCGATTACGGAAGAGGAGTTTGAAGCACAACTACCCATACCTGTTGGGTATAGGTTGTTAGTAGCAATGCCTCAAGTAGAAGAAGCGTTTGAAGGAACTGAATTATTAAAATCAGTTACCACTAAAAACCATGAGCAGATCATGTCGATTATAGGCGTGGTTATAGATATGGGTATGCAGGCGTATTCAGACCAAGATAGATTCCCCACGGGTCCGTGGTGTAAAGTGGGTGATTATGTTATGTTTCGCGCCAATACTGGCACTAGGTTTACTATAGATGGCTCAGAATATCGGTTAATGAATGATGATTCTGTAGAAGCAGTTGTAGCTGATCCTCGTGGTATAGAGCGAGTATAAGGGGTAAAACATGGCATTTCAGAAAGTAGAATTTGAGTTTCCAGACGAAGAGCAAGAAAGCACTGCTATAGAAGTAGAAGAGTCAGGCGAGGTCGAGATTGATCTATCTGGCAAAAAGACGGCAGAAGATTACAAAGAACCAGAGCCGGAACCAGAGGTTGAGGCGAAAGAAGAAATTGACATCGAGGTGGTGGACGACACACCGAAAGCTGATCGTAATCGTAAGCCTTCTGAACCACCCTCTGATGTTACTGATGAAGAGTTAGCTGATTACTCTGAAAAAGTTCAACAACGCATAAAGCATTTTAGCAAAGGCTACCATGATGAACGACGAGCGAAAGAAGCTGCTCAGAGAGAACGTGAAGAGCTAGAACAATATGCACAACGACTAGTTGACGAAAACAAAGAGCTAAAAGGTAGTGTAGCTAGAAACCAAGAAGCTTTGCTTGAACAAGCTAGAAAGGTTGCCGAAGCTGAAGTAAACAAAGCTAAAGGTGTTTATAAAGAAGCTTATGAGTCTGGCGATGCTGAAAAATTAGTTGAAGCACAAGATAATTTAACTAGTGCAAAAATTAAATCTGACAGACTTACTAACTTTAAAGCACCAGCTTTACAAGAAGATGAAACTACGGTACAAAATATACCAGAGTCTACCGCACCTGTACGTGACACTCGCGCTGAAGAGTGGAGGGCTAATAACCCTTGGTTCGATGTAGATGAGGAAATGACAAGTTTAGCTGTAGGGTTACACCATAAACTGTTAAAACAGGGGGTTGATCCGAAAAGCGATGAATACTACGAGAAAATTGATTCTCGTATGCGAGAAGTGTTTCCAGAAAATTTTGAAGGAGACGAAACAACAGTAGAGAAACCCAAGCCAAGGTCAAATGTGGTTGCACCCGCAACGCGGAGCACAGCACCTAAAAAGGTAACCTTAACGCAAACACAAGTAGCTTTAGCAAAAAGATTGGGAGTTCCACTCGAAGAATACGCCAAACAGGTTGCACAAGAAATGAGGAACAGTAATGGCTGAAAATAGAATAAAGAGAGACCAAGAAACGCGAGAAAAAGGTGCTCGTAAACGTCACTGGGTAAAACCAGAAGTCTTACCTACTATTGAAGTAGAAGATGGTTATACGACACGTTGGGTTCGCATATCTACTCTCGGAACAACAGATGCTAGTAACATATCCTCGAAACTACGTGAAGGTTGGGAGCCAGTAAAAGCAGAAGATTATCCACATATTATGACTGACGACAGTGACGAAAGATTCACTGGCAACATAACAATAGGTGGTTTAATGGCTTGTAAAGCTCCAAAAGAACTGGCTGATGAACGTAATGAATATTACGAAAACCAGACCAAATCGCAGATGCAATCTGTAGACAACAACCTCATGCGCGAAAACGATCCTCGTATGCCATTATTCAACGAGCGCACAACTAAAGTTACCAATTTTGGTAAAGGAACTTAAATTTTTTGTTAAGAGGTTAACATGGCTTATCCAACAGTTGATGCCCCTTATGGGCTAAAGCCAGTAAAACTGCTTAGTGGTGTTCCTTACGTAGGTACGGTTCGTCAATACAGCATAGCCAGCGGCTATGGGACGGACATTTTCTACGGGGATGCTGTCAAGCTAGTTACTGGAGGCACTGTCGAGCGTGATACGTTTGATGCTGCCATGACTCCTATTGGAGTTTTTATGGGTGTAACTTACACCGACCCAAGCACCTCACAGGTGACTTTCAGACAATATTACCCAGCAAGCACAGCCGCTTCAGATATTAAAGCGTATGTATGCGATGCTACGGACGTATTGTTCAAGGCTGCTGTTGTATCTTCTGGTACAACGATTGGTGACTTGGCTATCACTGATATTGGCGCGAATGTCGCTGGAGTAGACAACACCGGAAGCACCGTAACAGGTAATTCTGCAAGTGCTATTTCAGATACGTCTGCTACCACAGCTACGCTCCCTTTCCGTATTGTTGAGTTGGTTGAAGAAACCAAGAACTCTTCTGGCGGGTTTACGGAAGCGTATGTTAAGTGGAATGCAGGTCACGCATTTGACAACACCACTGGCGTATAAGGAGAGTTAAGAAATGGCTATTTCAAGAGCGCAATTACTTAAAGAACTCCTGCCCGGACTGAACGCTTTGTTCGGAATGGAGTATGCTAAGTATGGAGAAGAGCATAAAGAAATCTTTGAATCAGAGACTTCTGACCGCTCGTTTGAAGAAGAAACCAAGTTGTCAGGTTTCTCCGCTGCACCAGTTAAAGACGAAGGTGCTGCGATTGAGTATGACAACGCACAGGAAGCGTTTACTGCAAGGTACACGCATGAAACTATTGCTATGGGCTTTAGTATTACCGAAGAAGCTATCGAGGATAATCTGTATGACTCGTTATCAGCTCGTTATACAAAGGCTTTAGCAAGAGCTATGGCGTACACAAAGCAAGTTAAAGCAGCCGCTATTCTTAATAATGCGTTTGCTTCTGGCACTACTTATGGTGACGGTAAGACTCTTTGTGCAACAGACCACCCGCTAGTTTCTGGCGGCACTAACTCAAACAGACCTGCAACGGCTGCTGACTTGAACGAGACTTCTTTGGAAGCCGCTGTCATTCAGATTGCTGGTTGGACTGATGAGCGTGGGTTGTTGATCGCTGCAAGACCGCAGACTTTGGTTATTCCGCCAAACCTACAGTTCGTAGCAACTCGTTTGTTAGAAACAGAAGGTAGAGTCGGAACGGCTGATAATGATTTGAACGCGATCCGCAGTAACGGTGCTATACCGGGCGGGTACACGATCAATCACTATCTAACCGATACTGATGCGTTCTTCTTGACGACTGACATACCAAACGGTCTGAAGCACTTTGTTCGTTCACCAATGGCTACATCTATGGATGCAGACTTTGATACGGGCAACTCGCGATACAAGGCTAGAGAGAGATATTCGTTTGGGGTAAGTGACCCACTCGGAATATTCGGTTCTCCCGGTGCTTAATAGGTCGTAAGCACACTTAGAGGGGGCATTTGTTGCCCCCTTTTTGTTTCTATGATATAAAAATTGCTCCTGACAGTTGCATCCCGCGACTGACTCTAGCCACGACAGGAGACACATATGGCTAATACTACTTTTTCGGGTGCGGTGCGATCTGAGAGCACCTTTAAAACTATAAGCAAAGACGGCACTTCTGGTGCTATCACTGAAGTCGCAACTATCGGTGATGGTCCCGTTAGTCTTTCTGATGGAAATGTTACGCTCACTAATGCTACTCATAGCGGAAGGGTTCTTCTTATCCCTGATGGTGGTCAAGATAATACTTACACGCTTCCAGCTCCTATTGCTGGATCTGTTTTTAGGTTTATCTATGCTGGTGGTGCTGCTGATGCCACTGATGCGCTTATTGTTACTCCCGGCAACACTAATTTTTATATTGGTGGTGTTACTTTCCTAGATACGGATGGTGATGCAATCAGTAGTGTTTTTTCTGATGGTGATTCTAACAGCAGCATTCAGTTAAATGTGCCTGCTGGGTTTGATGTAACAATCATTGGTCTGAATACTACCAACTACCAAATCTTTGGGAACGTAACTAGCACTACTGCTCCTCAGTTTGCTGACCAATAATAGGAGGCTAATATGGCTGACGCAGTAGCTTCTCAGACTATAGTTGATGGCCCAACCCACGTAGCTTTGAAGCTAACTAATATCTCTGATGGCACTGGCGAATCTGCCGTGGTCAAAGTAGATGTTAGTGCGCTAGAAGCAGACTCACGTACTGGGTTATCCTGCACTGACGTTAATATAGAACGTATATGGTGGCAGTGTATTGGCATGAAGGTCCGTATCTTATTTGATGCGTCCTCAGATGTTATGGCGATAGAACTGGGTGAAAACCAAAGTGGTAATCATGACTACTCTATATTTGGTGGTCTGGTTAACAATGCAGGTTCCGGTAAGACAGGCGATATAAAATTCACCACTGTGGGAGCGAGCAGCGGCGATACGTATACCGTCATATTGTATCTACGTAAAAAGTTTGGCTAATAACTTTGCGTAGTTACTACAAGAAGAAAACGGAAAGCTGCCCCTCATTTAAGGGGGGCGGTATGCCTAAACGCAACAAGAAAAACTTTCGTCCTACAAAAAGTGGGGCGGGTATGACTGAGGCGGGTGTAAAGGCATACAGAAGAAAGAACCCCGGAAGTAAATTACAGACGGCGGTTACCGAAAAAAGTCCTACGGGCAAACGAGCGGCACGGAGAAAATCTTTCTGTGCTCGTTCAGCAGGTCAAATGAAAAAATTCCCTAAAGCAGCAAAAGACCCTAACTCAAGGCTGCGTCAGGCGCGAAAAAGATGGAGATGCTAAATGGCATACTTACAAAGCAACATCCCGCACTTCAAGTGCTGGGTGCGAAGAGAGTACACGCATAATCATGAGAAATATCATGGTGAATTTTTACACGCAATGGCGGTTGCAGTCACAACAATCCCTTGTAGGTGTTTGAGTTTTCAAGTGATTTTTACAGGAGCAGAGACATACGACGATGAAAGTGAGCCGAATGTTCACGGGGGAGCAATGTGGGCCAGAATGCCGATCACGGCACTGGTCGGTGACACGCCTTATGAGGAGTGGCCTGAACCTATGGATGTCTGGGCCGCTCAACCTTGGGACTGTAGTTCGAGGGATCACGGGGTGTATGTTCTTGATCGTGCTGTCCCTTGTCC